TATGGAGGCGGGCGAGGGCGTGGACATTATCCACGATCTCGAAAAGCCTTTACCGGACACATTCGGGCTATTCGACCACATTGATTGTGTCTCAGTACTGGAGCATGTCAAAAGGCCGTGGCTACTCTGTGAAAACATAGAGCGGGTCATGGCAGACCAAGCCACGATACTGATCAGCGTGCCGTTTGTGTGGCGGGTGCATGACTACCCCGGCGACTACTGGCGCATGACGATGGAGGCGTTGCCCATATTGTTTCCCGGCATTAAATGGCTGGGGCGTGATTACCTGTCCAATGAAAAGTACATTGTCAGGAAGCCGCACGGCGCCACGATTGACGGTCTGACCTACATGCAGAAAACGGAAGTGGTCGCATTTGGAATACGGCATATTAGTAACCCCCACAACGAGCGTGAAAGCACAGCGGCTATTGCGGGCGATGGTGAGGCCTGGCGCTGAAATCATCACGACATACAAACCCTGTGATGTATTGATGCTGTACGGACTGGGCGGCGCGGATCGACTGGGGGTGGCGGCAAGCCATTTAAAATCAGGCAAGCCGTTTATAGCCTGGGACTTGGGGTACTGGGACAGGCTAGCCACTAATCGAAAGTTTAGGCTAGCGTTTAACGGCAACCATCCTGATTCAGTAATGAGCGGGCCGACGACTGGCGGGGCAAGGTTTGAAAGCGCGGGCTTGCCAATGGGCAATGTCAGCAATCCGGATGGGCCGATACTGTTAATCGGTAGCGGCCCCAAGTCAGTGGCGGTCTGGGCTGATGGGTGGGCAGAGTCAAAATCATGCGAGTTAATGGCCGCGTTCCCGGACAGGGAAATACTGTACCGGCCAAAGCCGGGAAAACCTATTGAGCGCGGCGTGAAGTATCACGACCTATCAACAGGGCCGATTGATATCGCATTAGAAGGAATATCCCTTGTTGTTTGTCGGCACAGTAATGTGGCTGTGGACGCTTGCAGATTGGGTGTCCCGGTGGTGTGTGACGCAGGGGCAGCGGCGGCGATCTATCCCCAATCACTAGCGGATAGGCACAATCAGCCAGACGAAGCAACCCGGTTAGAATTTCTACACCGGCTCGCATGGTGGCAGTGGTCAGCCAGAGAGTCCGGTGAAGCGTGGCAATTTATTGAAAGGAAGTTATGCGAATACATGTAGGGTGCGGCGCTCGTGTCATGGAAGGTTACTTTAATATTGACGCGCAGCATCACCGTAATGCACCGCGCGCGCCTGACCTTCTTTATGCGTTTGAGTTTGACGCTGAAGGAAGACTGATAGACCCGCTCCCTCTGGACGATGGCATTGCCAGCGAGATACTAGGGGTCCATGTTTTCGAGCATTTCCACCGCTGGACGTGTGACGCGGTGATAGCGGAATGGCACAGGCTGCTGAAAGTGGGCGGGGTGCTTATCCTGGAATTGCCCGACCTGATCAAGTGCTGCCAGAACATTATAGACGGCAGGGAAGGGCGGCACCCTGATCAATTGGGCCGATGGGGTCTATACGGCGATCCCCGCGATAAAGATGTGTTTATGTGCCACCCGTGGGCATGGTCTCCGCAAGAGTTAATGGACTTATTGGGCGGCAGTGGGTTTACCTCTATGCGCCACGTCGCGACGCAGTTTCACAGCTGCGGGAAGTTGCACCGAGATATGCGGATCGAAGCGGTAAAGGCGTGAGAATTTACATCGGCTATGACAGGGCGGAGCATGACGCCTACCGCGTAGCCGTAAAGTCTTTGGCCAATTATACAAACACAGTACCCGAGCCGCTGGACGCTGAAAGACTGCAAGCCACAGGGTTGCTGAGGCGGGCGGTAGACAAGCGGGGGCAGATGTACGACTTGCCCAGTAATGCGCCATGCTCAACAGAGTTTGCGGTTAGCCGGTTTCTGGTGCCGATATTATGTCAGTCAGGATGGGCGCTATTCACCGATTGTGATGTGGTGTTTATGGCAGACCCGCGCGAGCTACTGGCCATTGCTGATCCTGATAAAGCCGTGATGGTGGTCAAGCACGATCACCGAGGCGAAGGGCTGAAGATGGGCGGTATGACGCAGACCAATTACCCAAGAAAGAACTGGTCCAGTGTGATGTTATTCAATTGCGATCATCCGGCCAATAGACGGCTATCAATTCAGGACGTGAACGAAAGGCCGGGGCGTGATCTTCATGCCTTTTATTGGTTGCACGATTCGGAAATTGGCGAACTACCTCACGAATATAACTGGCTGGTGAATGTGACCACGAAGCCCGAACAACCGAAAATTGCCCATTTCACAAACGGCGGGCCGTGGATTAAAGGCTGGCAAGCGGCAGAGCATGATGAGCTATGGCTGACCTAAGACCGAGTGCGCGAGATCGGTTCGATGTAAAGGTTGACGGCGTAGACTCTTTAATTTTGAAATTAAAGGGGCTTTCAAACGATCTTCAATACAAGGGCGGAAGGGCTGCTTTGCGTAGGGCGGCAAATGTTATCAGGGACGCGGCTATCAATAATGCGTGGAACCTTGACGATACCGCGACAGCGGAAGCAATAGCCAAAAACATAGTGGTTAGGTGGTCAAGCAAAGCATTCCGCGCAAACGGCGATCTGCACTTTCGCATAGGCGTGCTAGGTGGGGCCAGGCAGTCATCAGAAGCCTATAAAAAACTAGGCATTGTAAAGGGGAAAGGAAAAGACAACCCCGGCGGCGATACTTACTACTGGCGCTTTCTTGAGTTTGGGAAAGAAGATGCGGCGGCAAAACCATTTATGCGGCCAGCATTGGAAAGTAGTGCTCAAAAAGCCACTGACACCTTTATTAAAGAATATGAGAAGTACATAGATCGTGCATTGGCGCGCGCAAACAAGGGCAAATAATGTACCCACCTATTTACGCAACGTGCGCGGCTGATGCTGGCGTACTGTCCGCGCTCGGCTCCGCGCCTGTGCGCCTGTACCCGTTTGGCGAGGCTCCGCAGGGTGTTTCTAAAGCCTACGCGGTATGGCAGATCGTCGGCGGTGGGCCGGGTAACTATATCAATCAAACGCCTGATGTTGATGACTACAGTATTCAGGTGGATGTATACGCGGCAACGGCAACGGCAGGCAGGGCGGCAGCGGAAGCCTTACGCGATGCCATAGAGCCTGTAGCCCATATCGTCCGGTGGGGCGGCGAGTCACGCGACCCAGAAACCAAGAATTACAGATTCAGTTTCGATGTGGACTGGATCGTTAATAGAGAAATTACAAGCTAGACCTCCCGAAAGGGAAAACCAATGACCCGCCTAGTGCGGGTTTTTTTATGTTCAGGAGAAAGCAGTTATGGCATTAAAAACACAAGGTACAAAGTTGTATACGATCAACCCTACAACCTTTGCGCTCATTACCGTGGGATGTGTGACGAGCATCGACGGTATAGATACGGCGATTGAGCAGGTAGAGACAACCTGCCTGGAATCTCCCGCGCGTACTTATATCGCTGGACTGGCAACGCCTGGCTCCGCGTCTTTCGGGATTCAGTTCGACCCCTCAGATACAAGCCATACGACCCTGCACGCGATTAAAACCGCAGGCACGTCATTGCTGTGGGCGGTTGGGTTGGCTGATGGTACTGCCCCTCCGACAGTTGGAACCGGCGGAGCTGATGACTTTGATTTGCCGACCACGAGATCATGGATACTGTTCGAAGGGTTTATGAACAGCTTCCCATTCTCCATTCCGCAGAACTCTGTCATCACCTCCACCGTGGGTATTCAGGTATCAGGCGAGCCGCGCATAATCGTTAAGGTGTAACTTGTGAAGCTAACTATTGACGGGCTTCAAAGTAGCGGCGGTTTCACGGGTGCGCCGGTTAAGCGCGAGATAGAGTGGGCGAGGGGTGACGAGACGTTGACGTTTGACGTGTATGTGCGCCGCCTTTCTTTCCAGACAGCGGTATCGGACGTACACGCCCTCGCGGGGCATGGCGACCTGGCTGCTAACCGGATAGCCCATTCTATTTGCGACGAACACGGCGCGCGCGTTTTCAAGGTTTCGGACATTACCGGAATTAATGAAGACGGAACCCCAGTCCTGAATGATGACGGAACGGAGCGGGGCGGGATTGACAACAATCTCACGCTGTCTTTGCTATCCGTTATTGGTGAGGTAAACGGCCTGGGAAAGAAGGTTCCGCCGATCTCGCGCAGGAAGAGGAAATCTGGCACGAGCTAGTGCTGTGCGGTGTGGGCGGAAAGTCTGTGGCTGAAGCCAAGGTCAATATCAGCTATGTGGAGTTTATCCAGTGGTGCCAGTTCCGCGCGCGCTATGGGTCATTTCATACGGGTATGAGAATCGACCGGGCGGCAGCTAGGATCGGGGCATTGCTTGCCAATATCCACGCGCATAAAAACATCTGGTCCGAGCTGGATTTGTCGCCCTTTGACAGTGCGGTGGCGGAAGCCAATAAACCAGAGATCACCCTAGAGTCGGCATTTGCCGCGTTAAAGAAAGCAGCGCCGAAGGAATAACATGGCATCGAAATCATTAGGTACGCTGACGCTGGACCTCGTTGCCAAGACGGGCGGCTTTGTCGCCGGCATGAATAAGGCCGAAAAAGCTACCGAGAAATGGCGCAAGAAGGTCACGGCAGACGCGGCGGCGGCGGGTAAGTTTATCGGCACCGCTTTGGGCGCGGCAACGGCGGCGGCGGCACTGGGCCTGGTCGTGCTGGTCAAGCGATCTCTAGAGGCCATCGACGCCCAGTCTGAAATGGCCAAGCGCCTCAAGACCTCCTATGAATCCCTCGTAACCCTTGCCCGCGCCGGTGAAATGGCGGGCGTCAGTATGCAACAGATCGAAGTTGCTTCCCGCTCTCTCGATGTCAATTTAGGCAAGGCGGCACAAGGTGCTGAAAAGCAAGCCCAGGCGCTGGCATTGCTTAATCTCAGCGCGGAGGAATTATCAAAACTCCCGCTAGATGAAAAGCTGCTAAAAATAAACAAGGCGTTAAATGATAACGTATCAGAAACCGAGCGGGCAGCGGTCGCTGCTACGCTGTACGGCTCACGCGCACAGGCCGCGATCCAGCAGCTAGACCCATCCGTGATCGCCGAAGCCGCGCGCCAGATGGAAATATTTGGTCTTAATCTTTCCGATGTAGACGCACAGAAAGTCGAGCAAGCCGCCGATGCAATGGGCGTGTTTGGCTTGCTCATTGACGGTATCGGAACGCAGTTAACGGTAGAGCTTGCCCCGGCGCTCAGTGCGGTTGGTCAGGGGTTTCTAGATGCCGCTGAAGAGGCGGGCGGGCTTGGAACAGTAGTGCAGGAAACCACCAGAGACGGTGTAAGAGGGCTGGCATTCCTTGTTAATGCCGTAGACGGTGTCGGGGTAGCGTTTAGATCAGCGGCGCGATCAATAGGGTTAGTCGGGGCGATAGTTACCGAGAATCTGGCAAAGGCAGGCGCGCTTGCGGCACAGGTCGCAAAGTATACGCCGCAGGGTGCTATCTTTAATTTCGCAACCGGCGGTCTTGATAAAACAAGGCAACAGCTAGAGGAAATATCAGGACTCGCCCGCGCCGCCGGTAATGACTTTGTAGATTTGGTGACGGCAGATATACAGGCTCCGCTAGCAGGCGTGGAGCTTTTAACATTTTACGATAAGGCGCAAGAGAAAGGGCAGGCGGCGGCAGAAGCGGCGGCTGGGTTAAATGGCGAACTGGACAAGCCGTCCGGCACCGGGGGCCTACCAAAGAAAACCGACGAACTCGCCAAAGCTGCCGAAGCTGCGGCCCAAGCTATCCGAGATCAAATAGCGGCGCTGCAATTCCAGGCGGAGACGGTAGGCAAGACAAAGGACGAAATCAAGCTCCTCGAATTAGCCAACGATGGCGCGAGCCAGTCACAACTAGAACTAGCCAAGGCTGCGTTATCAACCGTAGACGCCTACGAGAAAAACACGAAGGCGCAAGAGGACTATAAGAGTCTCATTCAGGATCTGAGAACGGACGAGGAAAAGTTAAACGACCAGCTTAACGAGCGACTGGCAGTATTAACGGCCATTAACAATGTCCCGGCAGCGGAACAGGAGCAAGTCAAAAGCCGGATTGCAGCGGCGGCGTTTGCCGATGCTCCGCAGTATGAAGGGCTTGCCCCTGAAGTGGGCGGCGCGCTGGGCGAGTCGTTCAAACTGGAAGATGCACAAAAAGAGCTTGAGGACTGGTATGCAACTCAACTTGCTATGCTGGAAGAGTACCGAACCGAGCACGCGGGATTAAGCGCGCAGTGGAATGAGCAAGAGGAAGCGCTGGCGCAGGAACACGCAGACAGGTTAGCGGAGATTGAGCAGGCCAGGGCATTGGTTGCCTATAACGCAGCCGAGGAAGGTTTCGGGGCTTTAGCAGGATTGGCTAAACAGTTTGCCGGTGAGCAGTCAGACGCCTACAAGGTGCTGTTTGCGGCGGAAAAGGCAGCGGCCATAGCGCGCTCTATCGTCGCCATACAGACGGCTTTGGCGCAGGCGAGTGCCAGTGCGCCCTTCCCTGCTAACCTCGCTGCAATGGCCACGGTAGCAGCGCAGACGGCTGGCATTATTGCCACCATATCATCCGTCGCAATCGGTCAGGCCCACGATGGATTAATGAGCGTCCCCAAGACGGGAACCTATCTGCTGGAAAAAGGCGAGCGCGTGACGACGGCCAATACATCGGCCAAGCTGGATAAGACATTAGAAGAAACCAAAAAGAGTCAGGGCCGGTCGGCCACTAATCTCAGGATTGTTAACGCCTTCGACACGTCTGTGATCGGTGATTATATTGGCTCAAGCAGTGGCGAACAGCTTATAATGAACACTGTAAAACGTAACCAGCGAACCATACAAAGCCTGAGCCGATGAGTACAGCATGGCCTTTCGAGCCGTTATCCGGCGTTATAGAAGAGCTGGAATGGCTTACTGATATTATCTTTTCAAAAGCTGGCGAGCAGCGCATAGCGTTGCGACAGGCCCCGCGCCGCACGTTTAACCTTTCCCACATCCTGACCGACTATCAAGCCATGAGCGCGCGTACCCTGATCATGGGGGCGCAAGCCGACGGCGGCTTTCTTGTCCCCGACTGGGCGCAGGCCACCGATTACGGCGCGCAGGCCTCTGGCAACAACATCCCCTTCACGACTCCCGCCAATGTCATCATGGGCGACCAGGCATTATTGTGGGAATCTGATGTAATAAATGAAGTTGTCACCATCACGACCGATTCCAATGGCACCCATATTGACGTTACCCTGGCATATACCGACGCCCTGCTGGTCCCGCTATGGCCTGCCGAGTCCACAGACGGACTGAGTATAGAGCGCAACGGAGCGCAATTAAACGCGGCGTCCATTGCGTTTACTGCGACTGAAAACATGGATGTTGCCGCGACCTCTTATGCCCAGTATTTGTCCAATGACATTGTGCCGGACTGTGCAAAGATTGAGGGGCTATCCGAGTCTGTAGACTGGCAGGCATCTGAATTTGATAACAGCACCGGCATTATAGAATACATCCGATCCAGAACGACCGCCGACGTTAAATATACTATGAGCTGGCGCGTCATTACGGCGGCGGAGCGTTACGCTTTATTGCAGTGGCTACACTCGCGCAAGGGTAGGCAGAAAGTATTTTGGCTATCCAGCCGCGCACACGATTTTGAGCTATCAACGGCAACGATCAGCGGGACGACAATAGCGGTCTATCGCAGGCCGGGATTGACGGCGCTTGATCTGGCAGACTTCCACATTGACATTACCAATACAGCGGGCGAGAGCATATACCGCAGGGTGACAGCAGTCACGGCAACAACGTCATTGAATGGCAGGGCGCGGCTTTCCTTAACCATCAGCGCATCCGCCAGTGTTTCAAATCCCAGACGTATTAGCATGATGCGCCTAACCCGATTTGATGCAGATAGAATAGAGCTAGACCATAGGGCGGTGGAAGGGACAACCGTTAAAGTGCCGTGCATTGAGGTGTCCGCGTGAGCTATGCAACGATTGATGTTTCAATACAAGACGGCGCGCCGGAATACCGTCTGCTATTCCAGCAAGGCGCTACCGCGTTCCGCTTCACCAGCCGACCGGAGATTGTATTTGATGGCGTGAATACCTGGCTACCAGTCGCAATACAGGCTACGGAGGTATCGCAGTCAGGCGAGATGGCGAAGGACGGCGTCACGATGCGAATGCTGCGAGACAATAATCTAGCGCAGTCGTTTATTAATGGCGCGCCCGATGACATTACATTCGTCACGATATTCCGTAGCCATATCAGTGATGGTGTAATGCAAACCTACTGGAAGGGCAGGGTTTCTGGGTTTAATATCACAGGCGACGAGGTAGAGTTAGACTGTGAAAATATATTCACATCCTTGCGCAGATCGGGATTGCGCGCACGCTACCAAAAGGGCTGTCGTCACGCACTGTACAGTACCGGGTGCGGCTTGGGGCTGGCTAACTTTGCGATAGATGCCACGGTATCTGCGGTGTCTGGGCTTGATGTTACTTTCACAATTGACGAAGACTCTAACGGGTTTGTCACCACCTCTAACGGCACCGTACAAGTCGTGAGCGGATATTTTACGGGCGGCATAATGCAATCGGAAGACGGCATGAGGCATATATCAACCCATGTTCCGGGCACACTGACGTTAATGCAAGCGTCCAATTCGCTCACCGCTGCGGTATTAGGCGGGCCGCAATCCGTTACTCTTTACCCTGGATGCTCCCACACCATCGCAGACTGTCGCGACAAGTTTAATAATCTGGACAATTTTGGCGGATTCCCGTGGATACCTACAAAAAACCCATTCGCCAATAATGTAACGGGGAGCATAACCTGATGTGGCCTTTTATTATCGCCTTTGTTGTATCGCTTGCCGTTAGTTATGCCTTTGCGCCAAAACCCCAAACAACACCGCCCGCCGGGCTGGATGAAATAAAAGCGCCCACCGCAGAAGAGGGCAGGGAAATACCCATCTTATTTGGTACGCGCATAATACGCAGTGCCAATGTTGTGTGGTATGGCGACTTTAGAACAAAGGCCATTAAATCGAAGAGTGGCAAAAAATGATTATCACTATGCGCGATATACGGCGCGCTAAAATGTGCAGCGTCGGTGCGCGTGCCTTTTTTATACGCCACGGACTGGATTGGTCCGAGTTTTTGAGGTCAGGTATAGACGCGGAAAGGGTTATTGCAACAGGCGACGCCATGGCCCGCAGGGTAGTGGAGGTAGCCAGTGGGAAGTAGCAAAAAGCAGACTATTGGCTATGAGTATTATATGGGTATGCACATGGCGCTTTGTCATGGGCCGATAGATACCGCCAATAAAGTATTTGTGGATGGGCGGCTGGCGTGGTCGGGTGGATCGACCGGCGGAACCATCACTATAGACGCGCCTGAATTATTTGGCGGCGAAAAAAAAGAGGGTGGTATATCGGGCACCGTTGATTTTGAGTTTGGTGAGTCCACGCAAGCGGTCAACACGTACCTATCTGGGCAGTTGGGTGCCGATACCCCGGCTTTCCGTGGCGTCATGTGTGCCGTGCTTAACCAATGTTACATGGGGAACAACCCCTATTTAAAGCCGTGGAGTTTCGACCTATCCCGCATCCATGTGCTGGAGGATGGGTCAGAGCAGTGGTACGACGCGAAGGCGGAAGTGGCGCGCGCAGAAGTTTTGGCCACACACGTCACGCCCACGACGGAAGGTTGGCGGTATTTGCAGCTGGCACACGCAGACACAACCGATTACTCCTCTGCATCTTTTGATGATTCGTCATGGGATACTGGGCAGACGCCCTTTTCCAATGCAGCAGGACACGTATACACGGAGTCGGAGGGCTACCCGGCAATTTCAAACCATACTTGGACGCTCAATACCCGATTATGGCTACGTCGTACAATTAATCTCGGCACCACTATCGCGCTTACCCTTGAAATATTTTCTGATAATTACGCTACTGTATGGATTAATGGAATTTTAGTTCTGGCGCGCTCTGGTGCCAGCACGGGATCACCCACCGGCCCCGACTTCACGCATTTTGTTAATGTACCAACAAGCGCACTGGTTATTGGCACAAATGTTATCGCGGTGCTGGCGGAGGATACCGGCACCCTAAACTACGTCGCATTAAAAATCGTTAGCGAGCTACAGGCCAGCGATATGAACCCGGCGCATATTATCCGAGAGGCGCTCACACAGTCCTGGGGGCTTGGGTATGCGGCGTCTGATATTGATGACACGTCTTTTGAGGATGCCGCAGATACTTTATTTGACGAGCGTATGGGAATCTCTATCCTATGGGATAAAGAAATAGGGATTGAGGATTTTATCAACCAGATAAAACAGCACATTAATGCGGAGCTGTATATATCCCGGTCCACGGGGAAGTTTGTATTAAAACTAATCAGGGACGATTATACGGTTGGAAGCAGTCTGCTTGTGCTGGATGAGAATAACGCGAAAATGGCGGGAAAAGCAAGACGACCGTCTATTGGCGAGCTTGTAACATCCGTCACCGTGCAGTTTACGGATGCGCTGTCGGATGATGAGAAAGGCAGCGTGACGGTACACAACCAGGCGCTGATACAAATGCAGGGCATAGAGAGAGGATCAACCGCTCAATATATTGGGTTTAGCGATCGAAGCATAGCGACCCGTGTGGCGTTGCGCGATCTAAAGGCGCTTTCCACTCCGTTACTGTCCGCCGAAGTCGCTGCCAATAGGGAGGCGGCGACACTGAATATTGGCGATGTATTTGTACTGGACTTCCCAGAGCAGGGCATTAACAGCCTGGTTATGCGGGTGCAGACAATATCGGTAGGTGATGGGTTAGACAACTCCGTGGTGATCCGATGCATAGAGGATGTATTCAGCGCGCCGCCGGTGAGTGCCGTCTACGATGATGAAATACGGTGGACCGATCCAATAAACGCGGGCGCGGAACCCGCATCGCCGCGCCTTGTCATGGAGGCCCCTTACTATGAATTAGCGCAAGAGCATGGCCAAGCCGACGTTGACGCCGCCTTAATAGACGACCCGGACATGGGATTTATAGCGGTAACGGCAGGCAGGCAGGGCAACGAGTTTAACGCCGATCTGCTAACGGATTCGGGCGCAGGGTTTGTGGATCTGGGGGTGCTGGATTTCGCCGCCTATGCGACGCTTGCTATTGACGCCTGGTACTCGGACGCCAATCTATACTATAGCAGCGGTAACGATATGAGCGGAGTCTCGGCCGGAGACCTCGCTCAGATAGGCGAAGAGATTATACGTTTTGATGCGCTGGGGTCTGATTCAAACGGCACGTTTTTAACGGTTGGGCGCGGCGTCCTGGATACAGCGCCGGCTGAACATTTGGCGGGTGCCAGTATTGTGTTTTTTGACTTGGCCTCTGATGAGGTCAGGTATACAGCAAGCGATTCCATAGATGTAAAACTGCGCACCAGGCTAGGATCGTCTGTCAGCTTTGGCGAGCCGGTCGATACCGTGGTGATGGACTCCCGGGCGATCCGCCCCTACCCACCGGGCAATTTAGAGGTTGACGGCTTCTCCTACCCGGTCGATTGGTATTACCTCGATGACAGTATCCTGAGTTGGGCGCACAGGGATAGGGCACAGCAAACTAGCGGGACCGTCTTTGATTATTTAGACGGGGACATAGGGCCGGAGGCAGGCACAACATACATCGTGAGAGCTGATGGTATCTTGGCGAATGAGACCATTACGGCAGAGTTTGTGAATCAAAACGTGGGAAGCGCCACAACATATGCACACGGCGCGTCTAGTGGCGTCCCCATAAGTGGCAGTGAGTTTGTCAGGTGGAAGGTATACTCGGTGCGGGATGGTTATGAGTCATGGCAACCCGCCATGGTAGTAATACCCCGTACTCTTACCGGAGACCTATGGACGCCGCTAGAAATCACCACGTCGCTGTGGCTGGATGCTTCCGATGCGGCTACCATTACCACTGACACAACTGGCAGGACCAGTCAGTGGAGTGACAAATCAGGTAATGCGAGGCACGCGACACAGTCTACGGATAGTCAAAGGCCCATTACTAATCTGATTACACAAAACTCATTAAATGTTCTCGAATTTAATGGCGCGTCTCAACAGTATTTTACAATAAGTGACCTAAGCGGACTGACGGAGGCTACCGTGTTTCTGGTCGTAAAGACCAGCAATGACCCGGCGATCAATATCAGAACAGGCTTATGGACGTTTACCAACGGCGGCATCCATAGCCACTTTCCATTTACCGATTCTACAATCTATGATTCCTTTGGTACAACGGTAAGGAAAAGCACCATCAACCCAACTCCGGCCATGACGCAGTGGAATATATACGCGGTTAATTCTCGTTCAGGCGAATGGACTCAAAGAATTAACGGTACTCAGCCATATACAACAGCCACCAATACATTTGGCATTGGCGCGACCAGTTACATAGGCCGATCTTTTAACTCTACCAGCTACTGGTACGATGGACTGATTGCAGAAATGGTTATTGTACCTGATGGGAACCTGGTAAGCGGCACCCGCCAGCGTATAGAGGGTTATTTGGCCTGGAAATGGGGACGACAGAGCGTATTGGCGTCAGACCATCTATTTAAAAATGCAGCGCCCCGTATATCATCGTCATAAGTATCGGGGTGTAAAATCAAACCCGATTAGCATCACTCCCCCTGGTATCGCACGGCCAATATTGCGCGGATCAGTAGTTCGCTATTGGTCATTGCCTTTATCCTGTTGCTTGTACGGAACGACATTTTCCAGTTCGCGCCTAACGCCGCCGCTTTCTCGAAACTCGCGCCACATAGCTGTATGGGCGGGGCAATAGTGCATGTTTGGCGCAACCTCAAATGAATGGCTATGACAGATAGCCATATCGCAGGTTTTTCCATTACTAACAGGGAAGTCGCATAAATTTTCGCCAATATCGCCGCACTTAGAGCCCCTGCAATGCGGCCCAAGCCTTCCGCAGAGAAATGTATTCCCCTCCGAGTTATGTCCAATTATGTAGCAAGGCATTATCTCTCGCCCTCCTGCTTATTCTGTGTTGGATCCTGTGGTGGGTCGAGGTAGACGCCATGCTTAAATAACCCTGTTTTGCATGACTTCACTTGTTGTGTGATTCGACGCATATGGCTTGGGCTGACATATCCCACTACAACTGGCATCCTAGCCACCTGCTCCCGCAGTGCTGCTGTCTCCATTTCTGCCTGCTCTCTTTCTTCCCTTAGTTGAGACTCTACTGCAAGCGCACTATCGCGCTCCTCCCGCAGTGCTGCTATTTCTATTTCTAACTCGCCATTACGCTGAGTGTCTTCCACGCACCTCGTTGTTAATGTTTCAAGATAGCTCGCCAAGTCAAAGACCTCAGCTTCCAGTTGTGCGATGCGACAATATGGGCAAGGCACATCGCTATCCATTCGGTTGATCTCGTGACCACAGGGCATCCATTTAACGAGCGATTGAGTCAAGTTTTCGCGTATGCTTGTATTGAAGATAGAAGGCCCGTCTGAGGGCGTCCGTATTTTTATTACTTCTGTCTGGTCACTCATTCCCCATCCCCCCCAGATAACCAGCTGCGCGGAGTGCTTCATCCAGCCTTTTTTCTGCGTCATCTTCCCAGATTTCACATTCCATCACTGCATCTGCCACAGCTTTCAGTAGGGTGTTACGCTCCCGCAGTGCTGCTATGGTGGCGTCGCCAGCCAGATGCTCGTCTTTCCAGCCCTGCGCCGTCTGTCTTGCTGTAGCCAGATCGGCTTCCAGCTCTGCTATGCGACAATAGAGGGCTAGTTCGGATGCTTGCAAGAATGTTCCGCAATCATCGCAGACATACCACTTATGCCCAGTATCAGGGAAATACAGGTGGTTGCGTTGGTGCAAACAAGTGCTAGGATTAACACTCATTTCCCATCCTCCATTACTGGCGCAGCCCATACGCACTCGACATTGCGGGGTAGGCTGGCTTCGCATTCACTCTTTTGAGTATCGGGAAAAGTGAGACACGCAATAACGCCAAATACCAGCCCTGCAACAAAACCTGCGAAGAAAACACTATCCATTGCCTTTCCCCTGCTCAATCAACCGTGAATGTATCCCCAAGCACCATCGCATCATGAATCGGTGGAAGCGGTTGGGTGGCTTGCATACCCCGCGAACAACAAAGTCTCGGTAATCAGGATTTAATGCCCATTCCCATGTGTAATGCGGGGTTAGTACAGTGAATACAGGCTCCGAGTCATCGTAGATAAAGTCTTTATACGCCATCTCACATCACTCTTATAGGCGGGCAGAAAGCCTTTTGTACTCACGCAACGTAAGCCCCATGCTTTGCTTAAACCAGCGCCCTGCATTGTTGGGTTGTATAAACCCGGCCTTTTTCGCGATCAGCGCAATATCTGGCCTTGGGTTGACGCTCAATAATGCCTTGCAGCGGCGCTTGCGCTCCTCAAGCAACAGGCTGGCGTAATACTCCCCCTCCTCTTGCAGCCGTCGCTGTAGGGTGGCGCGGCTCATGGCTAGCGCACGGGCCACATCAGCGCACCTAATACGGCTAATGTCACAGGATTGCAGGTACTCGCGCACTCGGTCGGCAGTGGTCATGCGGCTACCTGCTGGCGAGCGTAGGACTGAGCTTGTAGCGGTAGTGAGCCAATCAGCGCATCCAGCTTTACACCGTCAAACTCCGCGAGAAACTCTGCTACTCCGTGATCGTCTCCCGATTCGCACATGGCTTGCAGGTCGATAGTCCACGCCTCTAGTCTCTGCCTGCCATCTTCAAGCTGCGCATTAAAATACTTCATCATCTTTTGCTTCTCGCCGCGTTCGAATTCGCAACCAGGCAGTGACCAGCGCAGCTTTTCATCGTGCGACTGAAACCACAGGTAAAAATCCACGCTGTCGCCCTTGGCCATTTCAAGATAGGTGTCCGTCTGATCTTGTGTGGGCCTTGTGAAGTCGCTCACGCGGGCTACAGTTGATTCCTCCGCTAATCCTTCATGCTCATTCAGGACTTCAATGGCGCGATCCAGTCGCTCCCGGCCACCGGACTGCGGCCATGATTTGCTGGCCCGCTTCACAAGGGTTTTCTTTATCATTTCCAGCGGCCATGCTTTCCAGGGGCCGTCCTTTGCTTTTGATGTATCCCAAACCTTTTTAATATCGGCCATGGCCATGTGATCGACCATGTAGGAGCCGTCAGAGAGTTGCGCAACACAGTACCCGCCAAGCAACCCATCAACCCCGCCCGCCGCTCGCTTGCCGCCAAAAGGGTTCAGCTTGTGGTGGGGAAGGGATGCCATGTTGACCCACTCAATAACCTCATCGTCATAAACCAGTTCTGGCTTGGCCCAATTGATCGCACCCGAATCGGTGGCCAGCTTCACCAGCCCGCGATAGGAGATATCGAGGCACACAGCGCCATTGCGCGGCACCAGATAGGCGTGTGACAGCGCCGGATTCAGGGATATGCCGATAGCCGCCACATTCAGTATCGCGCTCTTGAGCGAGCCTATATTCTGCTCGGCGGCTTTCAGTGTCCGATCATTCTTCATCAACTGCTGGCGAGCGAATAAGCACTCTGACTCAAATTTCAGCGCGTAGGCATTTTGAGTATTAAACGGCTTTTCCAGCGCGATCAGGTTATCGACAATAGAGACTTGCTGGCTCATGCTAACTGCACTCCGCGCTGATTCCGCAGCTCTGAAAGCATCTCCTGCCGGCACTCTCGCGCTATCTCGCGCATCGAATCGCCGCGCATATCGCGCTTGTCGCGGATGGCCAGGGCCTTGTCAATCAACTCCTTTTCAACAGCCTCCTCTGCCGCCTGCTGCACTTGATCCAGCTCAGTGACCGACAAGTAGTGCATTATGTTCAGCGTGCTGTTATTAAGGTACAGCGCATTGATGGTCACTTGATCGTCAGTCCCTTCATTGACGTCGGCCTCAAGCTCAATCTCTATAAATAGTTTCATTCTTATGCTCTCCCGTGGTTTATGTGAAATCCGTATTTTGTTTCCGCAGACTTACGCGCGCAGACGGCCTCAAACCAATCAGTAAAATATCCGAGGAATAATAGCTCCCAATTTATTCGTATATTGGACTGCCATCGCTCATCTCTTTTGTTCCAGTGGACGCCGGTTACGCCAGACTTATTGGTCTTATCCTTTCGGCGATTTTTGCTATTTATTGAATGAGTAGCATGGCGCAAGTTTGCCCATTTGTTATCGTCACGAACGCCATTAATGTGATCCACTTGATTGACCGGCATTTCACCTGTCATATATAGAAACGCGAGCCGGTGCGCACCATACTGGCGTTTATTGATTCCTATATGTATGTAACCATGTGGGTGTATTCCGCCAGCTATGTGGCCAGCCGCTACCCGTATAGATCGCCTATCAAGCCAAGTAAAAACACCAGTGCAAGGGTCGTAATGCAGCAAGGACTTCAGGCGCTCTTGAGTAAGCCTCATATCCTTTCCCCTATAAATGACAGCCCGTAAAGAAAAATGAAAAACCAGCCTGCGTAAAAGAGACCGGCCAATACCGCTTCCACAAGCGATTCCTCGCGTGGGTCATGTGCCTTGCGCCGGTTCATTACTCACCCCCTAGTTTTTCGTAGGTCATGTGGTTATCCAGCGCGTTGGCAATGATGCGATTGCCAATGCTCATGGCGTACATTTGGGACAGGTGCGCCGTGCCCAGTTGTGTCTGCTTGCCGTAGGGATTTTCCATCAGATACCCCAGGTGCTTGAGCGCATGGCGTAGATCGGTGCGCAACTTGTCGTTTTTGTCGATATCCATGCTGGTGATGATGTCGGCGCAATCCGAGTGCCACGACGCCGCGTCATACACAAACTCCTCCGCTATCGCCCCGACGGCTGCAATGGAATCGTCCAGTGCCGGATAATCCGCATCCGATACCGCATAGCCGTCCATCAGTAGGTCGGCGTCGTCTTGCCGTGCTCTTTCAACTATCTGATCTATGTCCATTTACTCTCTCCCTGTGGGTGATGTGATAATCCTAGCCCTAGCTAAATACGGTGTCAAGCGGAATTAACGCCAAATGCAATAAATAATTTAATCCGTCTATTTTTCAGGCATACCGTATATGGGGCTTGACAGCCTAGATTAACCCACCTAATATCCATCACATGAGAATTGAAATCACAAAAGAACAGGCGGTCGGGATGTTCCTGACACAATCGGCACTGGCACGGGCGCTGGGCATATCCCGTCAAGCGGTGTCGCTTTGGCCTGACGGGGAGTGCATCCCAGAGGTGCAGGCCCTAAAAATTCGGTATCAGTTGCGACCTGAGTTATTCGAGAAAAAGAAACGCCCCGCTTGATTGCGGGTTTTTTGTCAATAAAAAAGGAGTAGGGGCAATGTCTCAGAAAGATAGGGTAATCAATCATATCCGTCGGTATGGGTCAATCACGCCCATGCAAGCCTTTAAGCAGTATGGGATTACATGCCTTGCCGAGCGCGTGAGGGATGCCAGGGATTCGGGGCACAAGATCGCGACCGAATGGGTCAAGAAGGGTAAAACCCGTTACGCAAAGTACCGCTTGGCCGCATAACAATGGCTAGGGCACGAAATATAAAACCCTCGTTATTCAAAAATGAGGTTCTAGGGGAGGCTGACCCGCTCCTTACAATCCTCTTTGAGGGGCTCTGGTGCCTCGCGGATCGGGATGGGAGATTAGAAGATCGACCACGCAGAATCAAGGCAGAAATATTCCCCTACAGAGAACTACCGTTATTTAACGGTTATTTAACGGAACTTGCACAACTAGGTTTTATCGAGCGATATGAGGTCGAAAATCAGGCCATTATTCAAGTGATCAACTTCGCCAAACACCAATCGCCGCACAAGACAGAAAAACCCTCGGAGCTGCCCGCAAAGCCAAGCGGGGCGCAGGTAACGTACACAGGACCGTTAAATAACGGA